GTGGCAAATACAGCCACGTTTGCGGTTCCACCAACACCAACTGTGACATTGCCACCTGAACTTACTACAGTTACATTTGAGTTACCAGAATTAATATTACTCGATGATGTAGATACACCGGTTAGCAAGGAACCATTACCAAGAATATAGTTACCAGTGATGTTGGCTGTGGTTGTTATGTTGCCTGTGCCACTGATAACGTTTGACCCTAACGCGGCCAGTAATGTTGTGACATTTGAATCTGCATAGCTGGCTGGTAAACCGGTCAGTTGACTACCATTACCAATAAAGTAGTTTGCTGTTACGTTACCAGCAACACTCATTCCAGTTGAGGCAAAAGTATAAACGTTAGTTACACCACCAATGTTGCCAACCACATTGCCGTTGGCCACAGGAATATTAAATTCTGTTGTGCCATTTGAAAGTTTACTTGCTGATCCAACGTTTGAGCTGGCAGTAACGCCAGTAAGTCCAGCACCGTTACCAATAAAGATACCGTTGACAACTTGTATGTTGCCGTTGGCAAGTAGTGCGCCAATGTTGCCTGAGTAGGTTGGCAAATATGCCTGAACATTGGCGTTTGAATATGTTGCTGGCAAGCCAGTTAACTGGCTACCATTACCAAGAATGTAACTGCCGGTGATGTTACCTGAAGTGCTAACTGTGGCAGCGGTTACTGCTCCACTTACCCCAACGTTGCCGCCACCTAAATTACCAGTGTATGTTGGCAAATATGCAGCAACGTTTGAATTGCCGTATGTTGCAGGCAAGCCAGTTAGTTGTGAACCATTACCAAACACATATCCGGCAGTGACGTTACCTGTGGTCAAAATTGGATTTGAACCAAATGCAGCCAAGTTGGCTGCTACATTGGCGTTGCCGTACGTTGCGGGCAATCCAGTTAACTGACTACCGTTGCCTAAGATATAAGTGCCCTGAACATTACCAGTTGTGATAATGTTGCTGGTGTCTGTGCCACTGGCAAGATAAGATGCCACATTGGCATTGCCATAACTTGTAATGGTTCCGCTGCCGCTGATTACAGTTTGTTGACCACTTTCGTTGGTCATTATAACAGCAGTTGAGTTGGCACTGATTGTGGCGTTGCCTAGAAAGATAGTGCTGTTGGAAAGATAAAGATCGTTAAACTGTGCTGTTGGACTACCAAGACTGTAGGTAATATTGGCAGCAGGAAGAATATTGGCTTTGACTGTGACTGTGCTGGTTCCAACCACAATCACATTACTGGTGCCGGCAATACCAACAGTGACATTGCCGCCAGAACTTACAACAGCAACGTTAGATGTTCCACTTTCAATAGCAGTAGAATTGCCAGTGGCAAGACCAGTTAACTGTGAACCGTTACCAATGAAATATGTGCCGTAAATATTGCCTGTAGAAACAATGTTGTTGGCGGCAGTGATACTACCTACGCCTACGATATCATTGTTGACCAATGACAAATTATCGCCACTGGCCAGCTCTTGAATCTGTGCGCTACCTGTGTTTACTACTAACGGAATCTTGTTTGCCATTATCTTAATCCAATTTTATTATTTATGTTGTATACACAACCACATTTCCAGTGCGAGTCAAAACATTAAAGCTGTTGTTACTGGCCAATGGCACAGACACCGGAGTGGTTCTAGTGCCCACTGTCAGTGTTCTAGTAAAAACAGTGTTACCAATATAAATGTTGCTGGTGGCTTTTAAATTGCCGCCAATGACGTTGCCTATTGCACTGACTGTGCCAGTACCAAGAATATTTGCAGCTTGAAGATTGCCGCTGAGAGTAAGGCCATTGTTGTAAAACACAGCCACATTGCCAGTACCGCCAATTCCAATTGTGACATTACCACCTGAGCTGCGAACAGCTACATTTGATGTGCCATTAGCAATGGCTGTTCCGTTGCCAGACCCCCCTGCAATACCTGTCAGCAGACTGCCGTTGCCCACAAAATACGAAGCATAAACTGTGTCAATTCGTTTGGTTGTAGATCCTATGTCATACACAGAATCAATTGACGGCATGATGGAACTATTGGCTTGAATGTTGCCAATACCATTGGCGGCCAGCACCAAATTGGAATTAAGCCCGTTGACAGAAATTACATTGTTGGCAATAACAATATTGCTACCAACAGGACCTGCGGCATAAATTTCTGTAAAATTATCATTTACAGCCGTAAATGCGTCACGCAATGGCTCACCCGTGCCATCATTGGCAGCGGCGCCGGTGTCAATTATTTGTTGTGCCATAGGTTTACAGGATCCTCTGGTGTATTTACCATAAGACCCGGTTTACCGTTTTAGGCAACTTTGGTGAAAGTAAGGTAAGAACCTGTTTTAGCGGTTATTGTACCGGTGGAATTTTGCAATCTCATGGTCACTGCGGTGTCTACAGTGTTGAAGAAAGTGCCCGAAATTCTCAGTGTTCTAGCAGTTGTACCAGTGCTGGCGTGAGTGGTGGCCACATCATCACTTGTGGTTTTTGTAGCTGTGGCAAACGCAGAAGTAGCAGTGGTTTGCGTTTCTGTAGTGAAGTTGCAGGTGCCTGACGCAAAGTTCACACTTGGTGAGATAGTCATTGACCCGTCTGGAACCAGTGTGACATAAGTTACAAAAGAATATCGATTGTTGGCAGCGGCTGTAAATGTCAGTGTTCCAATGTTGGCTGGTGTGGCTGACGAAATTGGGGCATCACTAGATTGCACAACAAAATTTGGTACTCCAATACCGTTACCAGTCAACAGCGTTCCAATACTTATATTGGCACCAGAAACATTTGATGTGATCACTGCGTTTCCAGCATTGACGTTGGCAGTCAAACTGGCAGTGGTACCAATAAACACGTTGCCACTGGTAATGTTACCAGTTGATGTGATAACACCTTGGCTGACCAAATTACCGCCTGTGACGTTACCAGTTGTGCTAACGCCGCCAGCTCCTGCGCCAATTGCACCAACACTGATTAAATTACCACCTGTGACATTGCCGGTGGCAGTAATCAATCCAGCGGTACTTAAATTACCACCGGTTACATTGCCTGTGGCTGTTACCAATCCAGCTGTGCTTAGATTGCCGCCATCTATGTTGCCAACTATGGTCAATGTGCTGGATCCATACATGGTGCCACTAACTGCAAAAGTGTGCAACGGTGCAGTATTTGCCACGCCCACATTACCAGATGCTCCAATGATAGCGATACGAGTGGCTGCTGTGGTATTGGCTGTTTGAATTAAAATATTGGCATTGCCAAGAGAGTCAGAGTACACAGCTCTAATGGCAGCAGTAACTCTAGCGCCTGGTGCTGCATCAGATGTGAACCATTCAATTGCTCCAATGTTAGCACCAACTGTAGTAACAGCAGTATTGGCATCAGAAAAACGCAGAATTCTATCTGTGGTTGCACCCGAAGTATAACTTAAAATAATATTGCTTGTTGCGACAATATTTCCACCTGTGACGTTGCCTGTTGCTGAAATCAGTCCAGCAGTTAATACGTTACCGCCTGTGACATTGCCAGTCACAGATTCGGTGCCAGTGATAACCACACCGGCAGTTGACCAAACTGCCACATTGGACACGCCGCCTACGGAAATTACTGCATTGCCACTAGCAGCAGGAATGGCAATGCTGGTGGTGCCGTTGAAAATATTATCGCCTGAAATGTTACCTGTGAGTGCGGCATTGCCAGTCACTGAAAGGTTACCGTTGATCACAACCGTGGCTGCATTGGCTGTCAAGCCTTCAAAAGTTACTGTGTCGGTATTTCCTACGGATTGGAATACCAAATTGCCTGCGACACGATTGTAGGTAGTCATTTAAAGATCCTTTGTGTTATTTATGCGGTTTTGAAAGTCTTCCATTTGCATGGCAGCTAGGTTTTTTATACCGCGAAGTTCAGCAATCGACGCTGTGGTTTTGCCCATTACCCGAAAAAATCCAACGTCTGGGAAGTCCTTGCACACTCTTTGCAGTTGTTTGACCCAATTTCCTGTATAAGTTGGGCGAGCAGAGCTTTTTTTGTAAAATTCAGTGTCTGCATACACATTGTTAAATCGATCCCCAGCTGTGGGACCCATATCAAATCCAATGAGATACACTGCACGATTTTGATCTATGGCCGCAAGAGCCACTGCTATGGGTCCTGAACTGAATCCAAAATAATCATCTGGAACTCTATGTGCTCCTAAGCCCGGTATGGGTTTTCGAGTGTACATTCTGTGTTCACTAGCATACCCACTGTGTTGAATGGATTCGCTGATGGGTTTGTCTGTGCTGACCAAAACCGTGGGTGCAAATTCTCGATACAATGCATTGCATCCATAGATTGGACCAAGCTCTTTGAGAGTTTGCAAATTCAATTCTAACCGACTAACGCCGTTGCCTAATACAAAACCAAAACTCATAAAAAATCCTCCTAGTAGTTATCTAGGAGGATCCAGGGGTTAAATCAATTAAGAAGTAACGTTGTCAACAATGGCCAAGTCAAGCAGATTTTGTTGTCCGCTTTGTACTGTGCCTGTGTTTGCTGCACCAGTAGTACCTGATTTGATAACTGTACCTTCGTCAGTAAAGAAGTTGGTTGCATAACGCTTGTCAGCCACAACACTTGCTGCCGCATAATCTGATCCGCCAGTCCAATCCAACAAGAACTTGTTGGTCAATTTGGAGATAGTAGTAGCAGTAGAATCAGTGTTGGTAAATGTGATAGCCATCAATCCAGCAGCCGGGGTTGTGTCATTGTCTAGCACACAAACACCCACAGAATATGCTACGCCGTTCCCGCCGCCATTAGCACCTGTCGCTGTGAAAATTCCACCTACTGCAATGTCAGCTTCTGCGCCAATTGATTGCCAGTTAGTGGTTCCCAATGTAACAACTTGGTATGCTTGTCCAACAACAAAACTGCCATCGTTAACACCAGTAGCATCACCAACTAGGTATTTGTGTGAACCTTTTTGGCGGATGATATATCCAGCAGCAACGCCAATGCCGCTGCCGTCAGGTGCTGCAATGTTCACAATTACGTCAATTCTAGGATTGGTTGCTGAAGGTGTATCAGTAGGGGCTGCGCCACCCACCACGCCAAGATATTCAGTGGCACTGAGTGTGTCGCCTGTGTTGGTCACAGGGGCAGTCAGCGATCCAAAATTTGGAAAGCCAATATCAACGCTAACGGCTGCGCCGCCGTTGCCTGAACCAGTGCTTGTTTTTTGTATTTTAAGAGGACGTCCCATTTTTGTTTCTCCTTACAGAAGTCCGATGCGAGTTCTAGTCGCTACGCGGCGGGTTAAACCGCATAAAACACCGTATTGTGTTGACAAGTATTTATGGAAATGTTAGAATGTAGTCATATAGCCATTAAATAGTACTATGGAAACTGATTTTTTAATTTCACAAGGCAACCAGCACCGAGCTGATCGACAATACGGTGAAGCCCTGCAATGTTATGCATTGGCATTTGCCAAAGACATGGATTCGGCAGCAGCGTTCAATAACTACGGCAATGTCATGCGAGAAATTGGCCACCCACACAGGGCTATTCCTTTTTTGCAACATGCCATACTGTTAGATCCAAACAACATAACTGCTAAATTCAATCTGGCAGTGGCACTCTTGTTGATGGGAGATTACACCAATGGATGGCCAGCTTACGAGGCCAGATGGCAATACGAACATCTTGCTGGCACTGAACCCAAATACAAACAGCCTCGCTGGCGTGGCGAAGATCTCAAAGACAAGACTATTCTTGTGGTAGGCGAGCAAGGCCATGGCGACAACATTCAGTTTTGCAGATTCTTATACAACTTGCATGTGGCAGGTGCAAAGATCAAATTACAAATTACAGATGGGTTGATTCCGTTGTTGCAGTCTAGTGACATCATTCAGCAGTTGGGTACATACACTGATGACATGGGAGAGTTTGATTACTGGATTCCTATCATGAGTATTCCAGGCATACTTGGCTCC